GCATCTTGACCCCAAAGTCCAGAAGCAACAGAGGCACCTGCTTTAGATACTGCAACTTCTTCGTTACCACTTCCATCAGAAACGTTGTCTCCGACATAGATATACTCTGAGAAATCTGCAAGATACTGAGTATAGAAGATTTTCTGTGGTGAATTTACTGCAGATACTGCGTCTTTTGCCTTAGAAAGACCAATGTGCTTCTCAACAACATTTGCCTTGATTCCAGTTACACTACCATAATCATCAATGACTGCTACGTGTAGTTCATCTGATCTACCACTTCTGTCATTAGCATAGTTGCTAGTTCCAGGTTTTGGTGCAATCTGACTCCAGTAAATGAGTCCGTTGTCTAGTGAAATTGTTTGCTGATCATACCAATCTTTTTGTGAGGTGACGGTTGCAGCAAGTCCAGCACCGATTGAAATCTCACCAGCAGCAGTACCAATGACTGCAGTTTCGGGGAAAGATGCTACTTCAGAACCTTCTGAATAATCAAGTGGATATTCCGTGCCACCTACAGATACTCTCTGAACAACCTTGACTGTAATATCAAGTCCGTCAATTTCGGTAACAACACCTTCTAGTGTTTGACCAGATAGTGCTGAAGTTGAACCACCAGAAACTAGAACTTCGTTATCGTAAGCATATGTAACTGCAGAACCAACAACTACACCAGTTGCATCAGATACAGTTAGGATTTGATCTCCTCTATCATCAATAAAGGCAACCTTGAGTTCATTTGCCCACTCACCAGGAGTTTTAGCAGCAAACGCATAACTTGCTACTTCGTCCGCATGATTTAGGTTGTAATCATCAATATTTTTAATTTTTAGTGATGCATCTCCGACAGTTGAAGTCTTCTGATCAGCACCAATTGCTGCGTTTGCGTTGACTAGATTAGTTCCATCCGTTCTTACTACCTTAAGGACTCCTCCATAAGATAAGAAAGAAGATGCTGACATCCAGTACTCGTACTGACTATCTGTTGAAATTGGTTTACCGAAACTATTAATTAGTCCTTGTTCGGTAGAAACGTCAATAGGATAATCGATAGGACCGATTGCAAATGGCGCGGCAATGGCACCAATATTATCTAATACATTATCAGCTCTTCCAACAGTTAAGTCAACCTCTCGGATTAATACTCCTGGAGATAATTGAGGAGTCGCCATGTTTTTCTCCGTGTGATTCAGTTTATCTAAAAAATATTTATTAAAATGTCACTTTTCATGTGGGAAACTTGACGTGAACTACCAATCTGGATATTCCCATCGATTATCGCAATTCTTATTTTTCATTATCCTTCTTATAGTACACTCCTTACATTCATAAGAATATGAAGATGCTACAGGTCCTCTATCTTTACGGGTTCTATAAAATTCACTTACAAGATTCTTAGACTGACCACAAACTCTACATTCTCTATCATATAATAATAGATGTCCCAGTTTGATTTGCTCATCAATATTCATTATGCTTAGTATCCATTAATTATAATCCCACATATATGACATATCACCATATTCACCAACTGATGCATTAGACCAACGATCTCCCTGAGCATCAACAAAACTAGTGTCTTCTAGTCCATCATCCATAAATCCGAATGGTGCCATGTCTTGCTCAATTTGATTCTTCTGTTCTTCATATATTCTTTTACGAACATCCTGATCGGTAAGTTCCTTGAAGTAGTCTTGTGCTACCAACCATGCATAGATTACAAGACACATTGCAAGGTCATCGTTACATCCTTCTTCTGCTTCAAATGAATTGTGCTTTGATATAAATGTGGTAAGTTCGGCAATTATCTCATAATCATTAAAGATTAACTTATCCTCTTCAATCATAGCTTTGAGGTTAAGTGATCCCACTTTCTTAACCGTCTTGGACATTTTGACACCTAGTTGTGTCTTCTTACCCGAGAATCCTTGCCCAACAATCTGGCCAGCACGTCCTCTCATTGAACACATAAGAACATTCTGATATTCAAGGTCGTATTGAAGAATTGATGCTACTTGATCTCCAACATCATTAACTTCGCATAAAATATATGCACTATTATAATTTTTTGCAACTTCATAGATGACACTTGGGAACAACATTGGTTTGATCTCATTGTTCCTATACTTTGCTACAACTCTATGAGGAAACTCTGTGATATCTACAACCACAAATGCCGAGTAATCATTGCCAACACCACGAGCAACGTCTACTGTCATTATATAATCATGATTACTTTTTACAGGTTCATATACATCTAAACCTGCATTCTTATGCATTGGTGAATCATACACCAATGTTCTCAATTTACTGGGGGCAATCAGTGTGTCAACTGATCCTAGAAATTCACATTCAAACTCAACTTTGAATTGTGCTTCTGAAGTATTTGCAATAGTCTGTTCTTTCCACTTAGAATCTCTTCCTGGAACTTCTGACCAGTGAACATCTGTATGAATATACTCATTCTTCCCTCTTTCCGCATCATGCCACAGACGGTAGAAATGATTCATACCATGTGGAGTAGATACAATAATTACCTTGGTACTTTTACCAGAAGTAATAGTAGGATAAACAGAGGCAAAGAACGAGTCAGCAACGTGGTTCGGGACGAATGCGAACTCGTCGAGAAAGAGGATGTTAAAAGACATACCTCGGACAGCACTTGCAGACGTAGATGCTGCCAGTATTTTACTCCCATTCTCCAACTCCAAACTACCTTTGTTCCAGGATATAATACCCTGCTGCATCCATCGTGGCAAGTTCTCATAAGCAGTTTGTAACCTATCGAGAAGTTCTCGGGCAGTTGCTGCTTTGTTTGCCAGGATACCAATATTTACACTATCGTTAAAGACTGCATAGTGAAGTAGATAAGACACACACGTTGTAGACTTACCAGTCTGACGAGGCATCTTACAGATGTTAAATCTATTTTTATGAAATCTATTGACTAACTTTTCCTGAAAGTCATACAACTTGAATGGTTGAAGACCATGATCAAGTGTTACGATCTTTACATAATTTTTTGCAAAATATACGGGATCTTCTTTACATTTAATAAATTCCTCAATCTGTTCTTTTGTGAACTCTTGGGGAGTGTTTGCTTTTTTTAAATTAGGATTACCAAGGTATACATCATTCATAAATCAATCAGCAATTCCAAGCTCTCAAACTTTTATTAATTCTGCTATCAGGATCTCTAGCAGTCTTGGCAGAAGTTAGTTTTGCCTTCATACCTTTCATTCTTGCACAGAATGATGCTCTTCTCTTATTACCTTTCTTCTTAGAAGGTGCTTTTAGATCAGAACCAGGGTTCTCTCTTTCATAAGACTTGCGTCCTTTTTCATTGAGACCACCTTCTTTGTTCTTACCAGACTTCTTAGTCCATGCAGCACCCTCAGAAACCTGCAGGAATTGCTCACCAGGTTTGACATCCGCAATTTCCATATATCTTACTCTACCACCAGGATAGATCTTTTGAACTTCGAGTTCAACTTCCTGCCTGGTAGGTCTCTTTGCTTGTGGGAAGAATATCTTGATAGAATATCCTTTACCTCTCCATGTAACCATGACGGACAGAATGTTACCAGTTTTTGCAGGAACTCTTACTGCCTCTTCAATTGCTACACCTTCACATTCACAGGGATCACAACTGCAGTATGGGCAAACTTCTTTTGGTTCAACTTCTTCATTCTTAGGAACGCAATTGGGGACCATCTTGCCACCCTTCTTTTTCATACCAACTTGCTTATGTGAATCCCAACATTTTTCATCAAGTTCCACTTCTTCTTTTCTTGTCTTCTTTTTCTTAACACAGTTTGGATATTTCTTTCCAAACATTGTCTTCATACCTTTCTTTTCATATCCAGCCCAGCAAGCTTCACCAAATAGATCGGGTCCCTTGGTTTTACCTTTTGCTGCTGATCTTTCTCCTTCGGTAGAACCTTTCGTGGCAAGATTCCTTACCTTTGCAGCACGTTGTTGACCTCTATGTGCTTTGGGGTCAATTGCTGCAGGCATTGCACCTTCACTAAAAACTTCAGATCTCCAGTCAGAAAATTCTTCTTTAGTACTATTTCCCCAATTGGCAGCACCTTTCTTACGGCACTTGACTAAAGCACCTGATGCATATGCAGAAGGCCATACAGAATAACGAGACTTGACCTTATGATAGCAAGCATCTTTTGTGCCACTACCCTTTCCTTTTTTATCTTTTCCTTCTGTCATTGCTTCGATATCATAGGTTTCATAACTCTCAATATCGGGTGCGTTTGATTTCATTGGTTCCTTCTCAATAAGATCGTTAATTACTGCGAATGGTTCACCGTATGCATCAGTAATTTCTACTTCTTCTTTTTTATCTGTTGCAACATAAGTTGGTTTAGCAGCACCAGATTTTGATTGTTGACCAGGATCTGCTGCTTTCTTTCTTCTAGCAGCAGAAAGTCTTTCTTTCTTACTCATACTAGAACGTTTTGATGAAGAAACGCACTTTGGAGTTCCTTCACCTGGTTCATCACTAGCACAGGTTCCACCTGTAACTACATTGACCCATCCACTTTTTCCATCTTTAGATTTAGATCCTTTGAACCATTTACGAAGATTTCCTTCACTCACCCCGCCACCATTTTCACCACCACCTTCAGAAGATTCACCACTTTCATTATCGTTTGTATTATCTTCATCATCCTTTCCAAGTACGCCACCACGACCTACATGCCAACCAAGAGGAATTTTTTTACATTTCTTACTGGTATAGCACCAGTAATATCCTGGTTTGCAGGTCTTTGCCATGATGTTTATGACTTAGTGAAATTATTTAGTTGAGTTTCCTTTTAAGTTCATCAATTTGAAGTTGCTGATCTTTGATTGCCTCAATTAGGAGAGCAACTATATTCTGGTATGCAACGGATTTAACTCCATCACCTGCCTCAAGAACTACTTCAGGAATAACCTTCTCAACTTCTTGTGCAATTACACCAATCTGACGTTCTGGATCACCTATTCTATTGAAGAATACACCACGCAGATCAAGAACCTTATCGAGTGCATCTGTGATTGTCTCAACGTTTTCCTTGAGTCTTTCGTCAGAGTTTGCGGTAACTTGACCAGCACAAGTTAAGTTCGTTCCGTTGAACTGTAAGTTTGCGGATGTTGTTGCAACGTTATTATTATCTTTATAAAGAACTTGGTTTGCATTACCAACTTCATCTACATTTGCACCACCTTCAACCCTAACAGTACCAATACCAGTATTAAGATCAATTGTAACTACTCCAACACCAGGACCTCTGAAATCGATGGTTGTTGCACCACTACCAACAAAACCACCTTCAGTTGCAAGACCAACACCAGTGACAATATTACTCAATCCAGAACCATCACCAGAGAATGAATTTGCAGTAACAATTCCAAGGAAATTACCATTATTCATGGATAAGATATCACCATTGGTATCAATATCACATCCTTTGATTAGATTGATAGTTGCAATACCAATATTATTACCAAGAGGCATATTCAGGTTGGTTATATTGGTATAAACCGCCTGACTCATAATACCAGAAACTGGATTAATGTGGAATGCAAGAGGATCAAGTCTTACAACACCATGATCTGTATATGATGCAAATTGATGCTTATCACTTGCAATACCAGTTACTCTTCCATATCCATCAGTCTGAACAGTGGTAATAAAGAACTTTTCATTATCACTGCCTGTATCTGTATTTGAAGTTGAGACTACAGCTAGATCAATATCATCAGCATTGACTCTGATACGATCAGAATTTGCAGTACCAACATTAATAACAGATCCGTCTTTATACAGACCATCACCTGCTTCTACCTGACCAGCAGCAGAGAACTGCGTAAATTCAAGTGCGGAGAGACCAACATAACCACCAGCAGCAAATTTTGGTTGAATATCAATAAGCACGAAACCATTTGCTTGGTTTTCATTACCATTCGTAACGAAGGTGAACGCACCAGCAACGATTTCATCTGGTTGGTCGAAATCTTGTGTTCTTTCTAGAATCCATGGAGAAGATCCACTTCCAGGATCTTTAACTGCATAGAATCCATTTTGTAATCCACTGGTCTGATCTTTAACAAGAATACGATCGTCAACAACTGGAGTAAATCCATCAACTGTAAGTATACCATTTACAGATGAATATAGAGATGCACCAATACCTAGAAAACTATTACCAATACCAGCAGTTGGACCATCTTGATATACTGATGAAGCAAGATTTTGTGTTGTACCTGCAGAAACTGCTTGCTGAATGACAAGTGCAGCAGTTGCGAAGAGGTCAACGTATTCTTTACTGGCAAGTTCGTTTGCCTGGGTGGGTGACTTATCTGAGACAAATACTTTTTCTACATTAAGTTCACTGGAAATTCCAACATTGCCAGTTACATATAATGTTTCTGATCCAAATAATGTATCACCAATTGCAACTCTCTTCAGAGTTGTGTTATATACTAATCCTTCTGCACCACCAAAATTTCCATTATCATTAAACTGAACATAAGTATTGTCACCAACAGGATCAAATGGATCGACTGTAATGGTTGCAATACCTAGGAAAGAATCCGCAGTAACACTATCACCAACAAAGTTCAATATCTGAACACTGCCAGCACTACCAACTACAACACCTTCTTCTTGAACGGTAATACCACCAAAAGTAATTTCTGGTGTTCCCCAAACAACGGAAGAACCTGTAGAAACTAAGGATAATCCTTGCTCTCCTGGACTATTAGTATAATCATATAGTGAATTATGTAACTGCATATCACCATTAACGGTGAGTTGATACGCAGCTTGAGTTGTACCAAATCCAACTCGTCCCTCAGTTACTTCGAGAACTGTGTCATTTGCGGAAAAATCCTGTATTCCCAGAGATAAAGATGTTTCTCTACCTGAAAAAAACCTTTTACGTGCTTGCATTGATTTGATACCGTATTAGAAGTTGGATGTCTCCAGAACAGATGCAACTAATTTTAATACACCTGATGCACTACCATTAATTGCCAATTTGTCACCCGTTTGTAGTACAAGTTTACCGTTAAGTAAACTCAAACTGTCTTTAGATGCGACTGGGTAATCTATTAAGAGTGCTGTTTCTGTTGACTCTCTTTTGTGATAAAGACTTATTGTTTTTGTTGCTATGTCAGTGTTAGTTATCTGAATTAATAGAAACACTGATGTATAACCAGTTGGTGCAGTATAAATTTCTGTTGCTGTACCTGTGGATACTGTATGAGTAACTGTTCTAAAGTTGTTAACTGCAACTGCTGCCATGATTTAACCTCCGAGTGCTAGAATAAAGGGTGTGACGCTGTTGAACAATGATTTAATATAAACACGACCAGAGATCGTTCCAGTTGCCTGGTCAATTTGGATACCATCACCAATTCTGAAGTT